GTAGTTAAGAAACACATTTTTCATAAAAAGTTTACATTCCCCCAAATTCAAAACTTGAATTTATGCAACATGCACAAATAATATATGAAACAAGGGGCAAAAACGCACACAATCTGCACAAATTATGAACGAGTAATGAACGCCACCCACACTAAACCATTGCCGACAAATTATGAACACTTTTTAAATTCGTTCGACAAACACTTGACAAAATCAAATATGACATAATAATTAACGGAATCAGTTTACAAACGATTTACAGAGACAACACATCACAGCCACACACACAGTTTATAATAAATCACAGTAAGGGAGGGATAACGATGAAAAACAACACACCACCGCACGAGATTTACACTGCGCTAATGATAATAAAAACGGTGTGCGAAGAAAGCACTGATTGTTGTCTATGTCCGCTAAAATCGCCGAGCTCCAAATTTGACTGTGGTCTTAGAGACCATCCGACCACTTGGAAAATAAAGGACTACAATGAATACAACGCATTTCAATGATGAGGGTCTAATATTGTTGCAGGCGGCAATATTAGAACAGGCCATACATGATTATAAAATAGAATTAAAGTGTGGCGGCGGACATACCCTTGAAAAATGGTTTTTATCCGAATGGGGCCAATGGTTATCAAGAGGTCACGGCGAAGAAATTATAGAAAGGTGTAAGCGGGAGGTTAATCATGAATAAAAAAGAATTGTTTGAATGTGTAACGGTGTTTAATGAGAGTGTCACCAGTATAATGAAGGCTTTTGATAAAGCAATCTCCAGCGCACAACAACGATCAGAGGAAAAACACTGTTATAACATTAGCTATGAGCCTTCATTTGAATTTATATGTTCAGAATGTGGAACAGAGGTTAAAGACTATCGCCTTTTTGAACGCGATAAAGATTCAGGTGGTTTGTGTTGTGCGCTTAGATTTGGTTATTGTCCAAGTTGTGGAAGAAAGGTGATAGTGTGATGTCTATATCAACACACAACGAACCGAGTTAGAATTAAGTATTAGAAAAGGCAGGCCAATTAGCGTTTTTTCGGGAAACCCCAAATACAACACGGCCTATCGAGACAAGAGAATTCGAGAGGTATACATTGCTAAATTAAACGAAATGGATAAGCAATATGAGGAGGATATAAATGAAGTATATTAAACACATGATACCCGAAGATATGTATAAATTCAAGTCTCCATATTATATGGAGCCTATAGGTGTAACAATACACAACACTGCAAACGACGCACCAGCCATCAATGAGGCCAAATGTTTGCAAAACGACCCAAGTGAAGAACGAAGCTTTCACTTTGCGGTTGACGATTGTGAAGTTGTTCAAATATTACCATTAAACAGAACCGCATGGCACGCGGGGGACGGCAAAGGCGATGGTAATATGCGGACAATAGCAATAGAAATTTGTTATTCTAAGTCTGGAGGTGAAAGGTTTGAAAAGGCTGAACAGAACGCCGCCCGTTTATTAGCGTTGTTGTCTTATTTCATATTTAGAAAGGAGGTTAAGGAAGTCGCATACACACACCAACACTGGTCGGGCAAATATTGCCCACACAGGACTTTAGATTTAGGTTTAGAAAGGTTTTTAAACATGGCAGAAGATTTATACAAGGAAATTGAAGAAAGGCAAAACAACATCATATCAAAACTCGCAAGTTTGGATGAGAGTTTGTCCTGTGCCTTAAGCGAAATACACGCATTGTCCGACAATTTAGACAAAACGATGTATTGGCTAAAGCGACATGTAATACCCAAGGATGTCACACCCGAAAATTACGGGGAATTGGCCGAAGTTATAAACACATTGTATAAACAGGGTGTTATAGTCGGAGAGGGTAAGGAAGTTTTGTCTATGAATTATGACACCGTAAGAGCAGTTGTAATCTGCAAACGAATGATTGATAATTTAAAGAATGAGGTATTAGAATAATGAATGTATGTTTTTTTGGTGGAAGATTGGTTAGAGATTTTGAAGAAAGAGAGTGCGCAGACGGGTCTAAGGTATTAACAAATGCATTGGCCATAAAAAAATCCAAGGATAAAACCGTATTTGTTGACATTGCGATATTCACAACACACCTATGTGACTTGGCGAAAAGATACTTAAAAAAGGGTGATTACTGTATATATGAATGTGAATTAACATATAGTGACAAAGACGGTAAAAGGTATTATAGCGCCGTAGTCAAAAATATCATATTCACACAAAACAACAAAAAGAAAGAGGGTTAACCCTCTTTCTTTTATATTACAGTCTGTGCCACGAAATTTGGTGCGGTAGTAGTAGCCCCAGAGGCTTTAACATAGCTAAAAAAAGCAAGAACCCCGGACGCATTAAACCCAATTTCAAACCACCTTTCGCTGTCAAGTGTTGGCGAATCCAAAGAAGAAGGCTGTTTGAATATGGGAATACAAATACTTCTGCTTGGGCAAGCGTCCCCAACCCAAGCCGATATTCCATTAGCCAAAGTTTTCAGAGTACTTGAATCAAACACCTCATAGCCACCGGAGGGCAATTCGTCTTGTGAAATTGAACCATAAATAATCAACCCAGTTTTATCAAATCTAACAGTAATTTGAGTTAGAACGGCGGGGCCTCCATTTCCGGTTAATACAATCGGCGTGAATTCATTCGAAAGCTTGCTATCCACATATGCCTTTGTGGCCGCCCGGTCTGCCGGGCTTCCAGGCAATAATTCTTGTGTTAATGTGATATAGGGTGTCCAAAAACCCGTATTGAAATCACTTTCAATTTTATTCACTCGTGTTGTAAGGGAAGAAATTGACGAACTGAACGAGGACACCTTGTTGTCAAGGTTGTTAGTTTGCCCCGCCAGCTGTTGCATGGTTTGCAATAAACCGTTAATTTGTGTTGTGATCAGTTGGATTTTTTCCGCGTCAGCTTCCAGCGAATTGTTAATAGAAGCAATTTGAGAGTTGATGGAAGTGATAGCTTCCGAATTTGCGGCGATTAACGCATCATCTGCGTTAATCTTGTCAATTATTTCATTGACCTCATAACAGATTTTTGATAGTGCTTCGTAATAGCTCAGCGAATCGTCATGCGTAGCAGGCAGTGTTTGATTCATAATTAGATTTAGTTTTTGTAACATAATTTACCCCCATAAAGTTATAAAATACTCATTGAATTCGTCTAACATGAGTGAATATATATTTTTTATTTCCTCTCTGAACAGTTTAATTGCCTTTAAATTGTCTTCACCACGAATCGTTTCAATGTGTTTTAACTCATAATTTTTTGTCACAGTTTGGTCACCAGTGTTTGAAGTGGTAACAGTCCCCGTATTTGTGGTAGTTTGGCTGTTTGTCCTATCGTCCACGGTTGCCGTGCTTAAATAGTTCAAGTTTTTAACGTCTGTTAATGAGCCGTTAGGCGTGTCAGAATACGCACTTGTATAATCTTCTGAAGCTTCGGTTTTCGTGGATAGGTTGTTGGTTGTTGTGCCTCCGGTTGTGGTTTCAGTGCCGGTCACATCATTTATTGTGTCGGTATATCCGGGCGAAGTCAAGAAAAAATCAAAATTTTTGAGCGTTGAAGACGACAAGTCATTATAATATGGTATAATTTCTCTTAAATGATTATTTATCTCATATTTCCACCGCGCAAATGTTTCAAAACCAATCTCATGAAATGCGAAGTGGTTTAAAAACAGTGTTTCAAAGGTAGTTATGGAGAGAGGGCGGTCAAGAGACAAACCACCGTCAAATATCAGTGGTAAAGCTTTTGGTATGTCTTTTTTAAGCTGAGTTAATGACGTGTCTGTCGACCCAGCAAGCGAGCCAATTATGAATCGCAGTTCTGTTGTGTATTTTGACAATCACCATCACCCCCATAATTATATTCAACGTCAACATTCAATCCAAACATTTTATTTATTTTTTCACATGCTTGTTTTCGCATTGATATAAACGACGTTCTGCTCGCCAGCACACCACCCATCTGGCGTTGAACCTCGTCGGTTATCATGCGCTCCTTTTTCGTTTCACTAATGTTTGGAACGCCTAAAAACGTGAGAGCCTCATTCCATATTTTCGTTTTCAGTTCATACAATTCGGGAGAAACAAACGGCGCACCCAAAGACATTGAAGATATAGAATCGTCTTTAAATTCATCTTCTTTGAATATGACAGGGACGTTTCCGTCATAATTTTTATAAGCGTTTAAAACACTCAATTGCTGTTTTTTATTCGCTTTAAGTGCTATTGGGGTCTTTTGGGTGTTGATATTTATTTGAATTGTAACGTCTATGTTGGCCAATTTTTTTGAAAAATTTAAAATGTGCTGTACAGACGGCGTTCTAATATAGTTATTAAACACGATTACACTGTTTTCAATTGTCAGATTTTTATTATATCCGTTAGTGGCATATGCTCTACGCTTAATTGGCACATTATACACATTCCATGACCCAGAAATAGCGGTATTCAGGGAAAGAAGACCCATGACATCATCTTCAAAGACAACAGCTTGCCCCTTTTCAAACAAAGCCAATTCTAAAAATCGTGTGTCAATTGAATCCGGGAATCCAGTCCATTTGAAACGCGAAACTGCTATATCGGTCAATCGTTCCACATAGTAATTATATGTTGTGTTCGTGTCTACTATAGAATCATAGAATCGTTTTCTCTCGTTTCTTGGAAGTGATATATTTTTCATGATTACACCCCGTTATTTTGTGAATAATCGCCGAAATTTGCCGTAGACTTCCAAAACGTCATACCCCGGTCAAGCGCTTCTTCAAACACGCGCTTTGTGTCGGCGGGAGCCGAACCCGCCACATGAATGTTTGAGGTTTGAACATAGTTAAAGGCCGGTCGGCTTGATATGTTGGGTTGTTTAATGGTGTTGGTTGCATAGCCAAAACGAGTGAAATAATCGTCGACAGCTTTGGCAGCCTGTGCCTTCAATGTGCATTGATAAAATCTAAATATACTATCTGATGAAGCTGTTATGAAAGACAGACCGGACCCGCTTGAAGTGACATGTGGAGGAGCGTTCATAAGGTCGGCCATTGAAGCAGCTGTAGAAAGAAGCGATAAACCCCCCGACAACACAGAACCCCCACCGCTTGGGTCCCCTGAAACAATCTTTCCAGCACCTAAACCAACGTCAATACAATTCTTAAGCACACCAAAACCGAACGAAAATTTATTAGTGGCCCAATAATCGAGATATGCGGGGGTGTTAATTGCTGGCACTGGAAAACCCGAATAAACCATTTGCGTGTTTTCGTCTTTTAAGCCGTTATAATCAACCATCACCACGCGAACAGCGGGCTCGGGAAACGAGACGCTTTCTGTTTTTATAGTCATATTCAAGTTGCCAGATTCCTCAAATTTAAAATCTTTGGATGTGCCGTCTAAAGATATGACCCTTACAAATGAATATGGATAAGTTTTTAACTTGTTGTTTTTAGGTACATAGCCGTCCAATTCCAAGTCATAGACTGTGTTTGTTGTATTTTTATTATAATACAAAAAGATTGAAATTATGCTGTCAGCCCCATTCGTCTCAACATATTTGTTTATTGCGTTTGCAATTGTGGTGTAAGACGTGGAAGGGGTCAGCCAGTAACCCACATAACAATTTGTAAAAACACCGTCAGCCACACCCGCAAGGGGCAGGCTGCCATCCCATTGCTTACTTCCAACCATACCCACTCCATCGGGTATACCAAGCACACCGCCAGAATCTCGATATGTATAATCGGTAATATTAAACGGCTCGGGCATTAAATTGCCGAATAACACATCATCCGCGCTATGTTCTCTAAGCACCAACCCCGGTTGAATGGTCATATCAAAAAACCAAGTCTGAATCTCGTCCAATTCTAACGTCAATTCGGTTGTAGCGTTGCTCAACATGGTTCGATTGGTGATAAACGCATAAAACCATTTTGAAGTATACGATGAATTCTGAAACATTACATAGTTACAGTCGTTTAACAAATCAACAGGGATGTTGACCTTAATCGAATTATTAAATGAACGAACATAGTTTTGGTCGTCAAGGGTGAATGAAAATGTTCCTAAGCTGCCGAGGGTTGTGTTTGGTTTAACTTTCGCGCTGAAATAACTGGTCTGTGCAGACACACTCGAAAAATAGAGCGTGTCTGCATAACCAGTCGAAAGAGGGACATTCGTCAATATTTTTATAATTGAATTAGGTGCGATATACATTATTGTACGGTGATTGTTGCTGTTCCTTTTTTACTCGGGTTAAAGGTTGAAGTAGCGGTGATGACAACACTCGACCCTGAAAAGTCAGACGCGATTGTTACAAAGCCACGTGAATCCACGGTAGCCTTCGCATTGGCAGATGACCAGGTCACGGACTGAGGAGCAAAGTCGGTTGTTTGAACAACGGCGGTTAACTGCACGCTTCCGCCCTTAGCCACAGTTGCTGTTGACGGTGAAACGGTCACGGAGGTAACAGCGGGGGTTCCGGTGGTAAATACAGCCGCGTTCGCAAAGGGAGACACGCTCATTACTTTCCACGTGTGCAGGAAATAATTCCAATACAGCCCCTTGCCGTTATAGTTTTCAGTGAATTGCATCATCTGGTCATATACCATAAACCAATTTTTATCTACAATAACCGCGGGAATTGAATTGAGGGATGTTAAATCGTCCGACCCTATTTCCTCATATGCCGGGTCATCATAAAACAATTCATTGAGACGTGCGGTGTCCAAGTTTCCAAAACCATCAACCAAAATAACATGACCCATAAATTCGGCCTTATCCATATTGAAAGCCGTGGCCAGCACTTCAACGTTCATCTGGCTTTCAGTGGCGGTGTCGATAATGAGATATTGGTCATCTTTAAGAGTTGAAGTATAAACACCAGCAACATTGTGTTTGTTGGAATAAAAGGTCAAATCGTTGCTAATTGACTTAAAAGCAACAACGTTTTCGCTAATCGTCCCACTAACACTGATAATTTCCATTTGACCGTTAATAATGGCTTTTGCAATTAGATATTTCATGGTCTGGTATTCATCATAATTCATTGATGTGTATAATGAATCGGTGATTTTTGCTATTAAGTCAGATATACCATCCCATGATAAAAATGCAGCTCGCAACTGGTCATTTTGAATTGTTACAGGGTAAACCTTCTTATAGTTTACAACATGAAACGCGCTTTTCACATCCGGAATGTTGCGCGTATAAATCGTTGCCTCCGAATCTTCGGGGTTGTAATTCTGGACGTTGGCAATATTTACAAATAATTCCTCGACGGTCTCTCCAAAGTCCATAACGCCCTTTTTAAATACAGACCACGGATTTTGATATGATTTAGAAGTGACAATAACAAGGCCAATTCTTCCAATGAGCGCGTTTAAAAACTCGTTTTGCAACGCGGGGTAGTCCATAATAATGGCACCAATACCACGAATTGAATCGCCGTCCTCTGTCGCGTATGGCACATAGTTTCTATAGTCTATGGTTGCCGAATTTCTAATCGCATTTAAAATATTCACACTGGAATTAGTGAGTGTTACAGGCTGCGGAACATTTGCCATTATTTGTCACCTCTTTCTTCAAATAAATCATCAATTTTAATTGTTTCAGTTTCCTCAATTTTTTCGCCCTCATCTTCAACCTTTGGGCTTCCAAATCTTTCAATATACCTTTTTCTCCACTTCTTTTCAACCTCTTCAACGTCACCGCTTGCACGCGATAATTCGTCGAAAGTGTCTGAAATGTCTTCCACAATTTTAACCTTTTCTTCGGTTAGCTCGCCCTCGTCGAAAATCGTGGAAAGCCTGGACAGAATGTCTTCTTTACTTGTCTTCATTGTTTATCCTTTCTAATAAAATATTTATAACATTTGTGTTATTATTGATTGCTTCTGTAAGCTCATCAACCTCTTTTCGGTGAGCGTCTATCAGCTTATTCACATAATATAGCAACACACAGCACATAGCGACGGGAAAGCCTGCTGTGTTTATTAAAGTGATAATATTTTCCATCAAACTCTCCTTTCTTATATTATATCACAAAACTTTTTATTGTCAACCCTTGACATATATTTATCTTGTGTTATAATAAAGTATGGAATTTTATAATGGAAATAAGTTATTAAATACAAAAGACCTAAATAAAAACACCCCGGAAATATTTATTGTCACATCAAACAGAAGTGCAGGGAAAACAACGTTTTTCAATAAGCATGTGATTGATAATTTTAAGCGTGACGGGTCTCAATTTGTTGTACTTTATAGAACAGGTTATGAATTGTCAGATGCGCATATTGCGTTTTGGAACGACATTCACGACTTATATTTTCCATATGATGAAATGACATCAAAACCATACGCCAAGGGGTTGTATTATTCACTGCTGTTGAATGGTGAAACATGTGGATTCGCCCTTTCAATCAATCAAGCAACAAAATTAAAAAATCGTTCCCATGTCTTTAAAAACGTGACAACGATATTATTCGATGAATTCCAAGAAGAATATGACAACTACCTACCCGGCGAAGTGGAAAAAGTGAGAAGTATTCACACATCAATTGCAAGAAGGGCGGGGGAGCCCTCAAGATATGTAAAGCTTATTCTAATTGGCAACACTTTGAATCTATTAAACCCCTATTATTCTGCCCTACACATCTCAGAAAGAATAAGGCCTAACACAAAATTTCTTCGTGGTAATGGTTGGGTGTGCGAATTTAATTTTAATTCCGGGGCGGCAAATTCTCTGAAAAATTCTGTCTTTAATTCTGCCTTTGACGATGAATATAGTAAATATGAATCAGAGGGCGTATATCTTAATAATTCAGTGGCGCTGATTGATAAGCCGTCTGGAAAAAATTCTTACTTGCTAACAATAACTTATAAAGGAGAAACGTTCGGGTGTTTCTTTTATTATGACCTTAATATCATTTATATATCGCAAAAATACGACAAAAATTGTAATGATATATTAGATTATACAAATCCATATCTAAATTGTTCTACCAAGCATAAGATGGTGAGGGACTTTTTTCATCGAGGTTTAATAAGGTTTTCAAACATTGGCGTAAAAGAAAAAATTTTTAATGCACTATCAATTCGTTAATATCACCGCGTATTTTATTGGGTGCTAAACCTTAAATGGTTCCAATAAATTTTTTCGTTTAGCAAACGTGCACGGTGCTATTATAAAGGGCGGTTATACCGCCCTTATTTTATAGGTTGTGTCTGTTAATATCACGCCACCCCTTATTCGTTTGGGGGCTAATTTTCCCGGTATTTCCAGTCCCACCTTAAAATCTGTTAGATTTCGTTTAACATTTACAAAGTCTCGCTCATCATCGCTCAATGGTTCTTGTATTTCACCGGTTAAAGACATTTTCATCAACTCTTTCCCCCTTTCATTTAGACCGGCGCATTTTATCTCCATCTTATCCCCAACCTCAATATAACATTTGGGTCTCACAAAAATTGCCTTGTCCCAATCCGCTTCAATTTTCCAGTGTAAAAGTTTTTTATCATCAACTTCAATGTTTTTGTATTTCCCCTCCAACAAATGGCACGAATCTGTGTCGCTATAACAGAACAAATCATAGTTGTCCTGTGCGTGGGTGATTGTAAAATTTCGAGCGTAAGCGGTTATTGCAGACCCTATCGCTATGTATTCGGCTTCCTTGTCTTCCCCTTTAACAACATCATATTTCACAACACCGTCATCAAGCCTTGGTATTTTGTGGTCACGTCGTCCGTTTGCCGCCGTCTTTCCGTATAATGAGTTTAAAAATAGCTTTGCAATTGTTCTACGCCCACCATTATATTTAATTTTTTCGCTAACCCATTTATCAACATACTCATCAAATATACCGTCCTTCGCGTAAAAATAACAGCCATATAACACTTCCTCATATATAACATTATAATGCTTGTGAAATAATTCATAATCTGTCATTGTCATAACACACTCAAAATAAACTGGAACCTCTTCACCATCAACTTCCACAGTAGCAATCTCACCCCCTTTATAGCGATAGTCGCTTGATGTTAACCATTTAACACCGCCATACCTCATACTCCCACCGCTCGCCACTGTGGGTAAATAACCTTCTTTAAGTTTAAATTTGGCCTTTATTTTTAAAAAATAGTACATCGAAGAATTTTTTACTTTAGCTGGAACATCTCCATTAAAAAAAAACGGTTTCCCCACAGGATAAACACACCCCGAAGAACTGTGCATAACACTTGGGTATAAGCTATTAACATCAAATGTTTTTCCTTTTCCAACCTCTCGCCCTTGTATTTTTGGGTTTACATAGCACCACCCGCCTTTGTAGCTTTTTCGTATAAATTCATCGGTGTTTTTTTCATCAAAGTATTCTGGTGTTTCAATGGCTTCTAAGTTCGGGAACCACTCGCGATAATCTCTACCATAAAACGTTTTTTTAAATTCACTTAGGGCTGCTGATGATATTGTGGTTTTGGTCGTCACAGCAAACATATGTTGTAAACTTTCAGCTAATACCAACAAGTCATTTTTCAAATAGTGTTCCTCGCGTTCTGTAATCACCCCTCCCGCCTTTCTAAAGCCTTTATATTCAATCGTGCTTTTTCGGTGTACTGTATTAAAGGCTTTACCCATATCCTCGATAGATAGCGGTATCAATTTGAGCGAATCGCGAATTGATATTATATTTTTGGGTGTGGTTATTGTGATGTTAAACCACAATCCCGCGTCCGATATCACACATTTAAAGGTTTTTTTCTTTTTGCGCTCACCCTCGTAATATTTGTATTTCAATTCATTCAGTAAATATGAGACATAAAATTCACCGTCAAATCTTAAGTTGTGATAATATATTACAACATCCTCGCCGACGTTTTCAAGATATGAAAATGTTTTACCGATACTGTTATGAATAACACAAGATAAATCTGATATGTTGCAAATACCGCTGGCCCATACTTCGGTGTATTCTTGTCCGTCATACACAGTGGTTTCAAAATCTCCAACAAATGTCATAGTATCACCCTATCAATCGGTTTGTGGTAATAACTCTAAAACCTTTCTTACAAATCTTTCTACACTTCGCACATATGATTGTGCATCTGTTTCATTGTATAATTCGTCGACTGTTATTGTTTCGCCCGCTTTTTCTGCCTCATCTATCAACCGCCCCGCAATTTCATTCCCATATACCTCAGCAATACCCTCAAAAAAGTCGAGCAAGGTAGGGGCGCCCTCTGCCTTACGATTAGACGTTGTCTCAAAATCTCTTATATATGAAATTGTGTTAAAATAAATCAACTCATAAATGTTAGGCGGTGTCGGTGGTGACGGCTTTGTTTTAACCCCGAACGACTTACCACGTGCATATAAACCTGGATAAACTTCGCCTGTTTGTGGGTTGGGTTTAAAGGATTGCGCGTATATGTATGATGTGTCGTATTTTGCAGGTAACTTGATGTTTTCGGGGACGACATAACCAGATCTTCTAAGTCTTGATATGGTCTTCTTATATTTTTTTAATACCTCGCCCTTTGCGCGACCCCTTGACCGACCAAGCTTAACATATGTTTCAACATACCTTTTTGCCTGTTTTTCAGTTATGTTTTCTGGATATGGTATATCACCATATCTCTTTGCGTATTTCTCCAACCTTGTCATAATATACCTAACCCCACACTATAACCAACCAAATAACATATTGTTGACAACGCCAACATTATTAGTACCATTGCGTATAATGTTTTATCCATTATTCTTCACTCCTTCGTTTCCCTTACTGTGATTTATTATAAACTGTGTGTGTGGCTGTGATGTGTTGTCTCTGTAAATCGTTTGTAAACTGATTCCGTTAATTATTATGTCATATTTGATTTTGTCAAGTGTTTGTCGAACGAATTTAAAAAGTGTTCATAATTTGTCGGCAATGGTTTAGTGTGGGTGGCGTTCATTACTCGTTCATAATTTGTGCAGATTGTGTGCGTTTTTGCCCCTTGTTTCATATATTATTTGTGCATGTTGCATAAATTCAAGTTTTGAATTTGGGGGAATGTAAACTTTTTATGAAAAATGTGTTTCTTAACTAC